GCATAATGGGGCAAAGATTAGATTTTATTGCAGTAGCAAAAGGTGAACTTGGAGTTATCGAAGGTCCTAAAGATAACGAAACAAAGTATGGTGCCTTTACAAAGGCTAACTTCCAACCTTGGTGTGGTTCTTTTGTTAACTGGGTAGCCAATGAAGTTAAGTTAAAGATTCCTAACTGTGTCTACACACCAGGTGGTGCGTCTGCATTTATGAAGAAGGGTCAATGGGAAGATGCATCTGATACAGCACAACCATTGCCAGGAGATATAGTTTTCTTTGATTTCCCAGGAGATAATGTCAATCGCATTTCGCATATTGGAATTGTAGTTAAGGACAATGGAGACGGAACTGTTACCTGCATCGAAGGCAATACTGCCCCAGATAAGAAGGGTGACCAACGCAACGGAGGGCAAGTATGCCTGAAGGTGCGTGCTTTCAAAAAGAAGAATGGCTCTAAAGTGAGAAGGTCTCAGACTGTATCCATCGTTGGATTCGGTAAGCCAGTCTTTAAGTCATAAGGAGAAACATGTTCGACACAACTAAGTTAAAAGCAATTGTTCTTTCATATGCTCGTGCAGCAGTAGCCTCAGCGGTTGCTCTCTACGTAGCAGGACAACATGACCCAAAGGTGCTAGCAACAGCACTTCTTGCTGGCTTTGTAGGTCCTATCTTGAAGGCACTTGACAAATCAGCACCAGAGTTTGGTCTAAAGAAGTAACTTAGACACCCTATTTAAGGGGCCTAGCAGCCCCGTACAGACTAAAAGCCCCCGTTCAGGTACATTAACCTACCTGACGGGGGTCTTTTCTGTTTTTAATTATAATCTAAATGTAATTGACGTGGGATTATGTTACGTCTTTGGCGCATCTTTTTGCGCTGATGCTCGGTAGTGTTACCCCAATACCCCATTACCTCATGGGTTAGTGCATACTCAAGACATTCTGTTTTAGCCACACAACTACCGCATATTCTTTTTAACATACTGATATCTACATAAGTGCTTGACCCTGGCTGAGTAAAGAAAGCCTCTGAATCTGACCCTGCACAGTTGGCCTCTTCTCTGAATGTATACATTATCCTCCTGTTGAGTAAAAGCCTGAGCCTTTAAACTTGACTGGCGGGGCTGACCATATCCTAGTCATTATCATTTGACAACACATTGGTTCACGGTCATTACCAAACTCTCGGTATACTTCTTGAGTCATATTGCATAGGTCGCATTTGTAATCGTAGTTAGGCACAATAGTCTCCATCTATGTCAGTGGGTGCAGTTGTTAATGTCCCACACTCTATACATTCTTGGGCTAAATCGTACCAGCCAACTGCTCTGGTTTCTTCATCCCACATAACAGTGACCCTAAACATCTTGCATCCGCAGATGCAAGCAAAGGCAGGCTCACCTCTTAGGTCGTTCATTCTTCTTCAGCCTTGACATCTCTATCGTAGTATGGCTTCCATCCACCTAGATTTTTAATCAATGAGTTTAATGCACGAGTAACTTTCATACGTGCACCATCTACTGTTGTGTCCATATCTTGAGACAGTAGTGTCCAGTCAGGTGAGTCTATGCTAAAACGTAATCTTAATATATTTTGTTTGGCTTCTGATAACTTGTAGAAAGCCGATGTTATATCTGAACGCAATGATAACCAATTGTTGCCATCCGATGCTAAACCTGTACCAAACTTAGCATTAAGGTCTTGGATACTGCTAGGAATTTCATAGGTTTCACCCATAATAGAAGGCAAGAATGCCTCAACTACTGACGCATCATAGTAATATAAATCTGATGTATCGTAGCCAATCTTCTTAGCCTTATCGCGTTCACAAAACTTAAGTGCTGCATTACGCAACGACTTAGCAATTAGTTTATCGCGGTCTTTCTGTTCTAATTCTGACCACTCTTTATATTTATTGGGGTGGGCAACAAACCATACCCACAACTCTTGACCTATATCATCACGCTCTAGCATAGTGTAACGCTTTGCGTACTCGGTTGAGAGTTGTTGTACTAAATGATTGTATTCTTCTATGTAATTCATTAAGGAATAATAACTTCACCGTTGACGATTGGTACAGCAAATGGTGTAACTTTGCGATTGTCCTCAACTAGGATACCTATACCTGTCTGCCAGTTGGCAGAGCCTGATGTAAGGTAAGATGCTTGCTTGATGTCCATCATGTGACCGACCTCTAACCCGTATAAAGTACTGGTTTTTCCGTAAAATCCAGTGGTCTCATGTTGTAATCCCACGCGGTGCGTGTGTCCACAAACTACTGACTTGCCTAAACGTTTTGCTAAATTTAATGCAGTAGCCCCAGGTGCACGGTTAAGTGCGCCTTCATCTCCGTGTGCCATTACCCAACCAGGTAACAACTCATGCATTTTATGTAGGTAATTAATCTTTAACTTGCCATAGCCCAACAGTTCTTCAATCTCTAATGACTTGAGTGACATGAATGCTGGTGCATACTTGCGTATGTATGTATCAATACGGTCAGTATGATTACTGCGTTGAATGTAAAATGGCTTGTTACCTAATGCTTTACGGTAACGAGCCATGATGTCGTGCGTTAAATTAATACTGTCTTGCAGGGTGTTGGCGTATTCTCCTGCCATACCTTTATTCCAGCGGCTAGGTTCGGGTGCATCTAGTTCATCACCCACACACCATAGTTCATCTGGCTTGTAGTCGGTAATGAAATCTATAGTTGCATCTACTACCTTATTATTTTGATATGGTATCTGTAAATCGCTTAATACGACTACTCTCTTCACATCTATTCTCCATTCGGGATACCTTCCCACTGCCCACGCTGGACGAGTAACCCGATTATGGCATAGTTTGCAAGGTCAATCAGTGTATCTTCGATACTTTCGTAGTTGGGCGTGTCGCCCGTCTCAGTTAAGTTGTTAAGTCTAGCCAGTTTGTCATACATACGTACACGTAATCCATTCATTGGACCACCAGGTGCACCTGAAATATTCATAGGACCATAGTCTTCATGCTTCTTGAGCATGACGCATTCTAGTTCTTTTAATATGGTCTCTAAGTTTTCAGGGCTTTTCATCTAGTATCTCCTTCATATGGTCGTCAAAGTTATGCATTGCTTCTTTGATTGAGAACTCTTCCCATACCTCTTCTGCTTTGCCATACTTACTGGCTACTAGGATAGCAGCCAACGCTGTAGTGCACATCTTGGCATCCTCTAAGTCGCCATCAACAAGAGTGTCATAAATGTCATGCAGTGCGCTGACTATGTCAAGCATTCTATTCTCAGATACAGGGATAGCAATAGCAAAGTCTAATGTATCTACGTGTTCCCAAAAAGTATTATCCAGCGGTAACGCATTCTCTGATTCGCTCATTTATCCACTCGCTTCCCTGTTTAATCATTATGCTATTAACATCTTCACCATCAGGCATGCTGATGATATTGACATTACCTAACTCTCTACTAATCTTCTTGCCAAATTCTAGCCCTGCTGAATCACCATCTGCCAATACAATAACAGTATCAAAGTCATCAAGTATCTTGGCGTAATGGGGCTTCCAGTTGTTAGCCCCTGGTATACCGATAGTAGGGTGGCTTGTCTTAGTACTCATCATAATACAATCGAACTCACCTTCTGTGACACATATGTATTTGTCTGCAACAAAGCACGCTTGTGTATTAAACATAGTAGTTTTTGCACCCACTAGTCCCATGTACTTAGGGTCTTCGCCATGCATCCCACGAAATCTAATATCAACTACACCTGATGGTGTTATGTATGGGATAGCAAGTCTACCTTTGTAAGGTTCATGACCTGGAAGCGGTTCGTCTACCACCCCCAGATGAAAGATGCTTGCCTCGCCTACCGAGAGTTGACGGCTTGCTAGATAATCCTCTGCGAGATTTATCTTTGCTGCGTATCTCTGTGTTGCCTGTAGTAAGAACTGACGTTGCGAACTCGATAGCCTCACGATAATCACCACCTTCTTTGTACATGATAAGAGAATAAGTATCGCCCTTAACTCCACATCCGTGGCAGATAAAGGCGTTCTTGTCAAAATTTACTGCTGCTGATGCATGACTGTCTATATGAAACGGACATTTCATTTTGCGCCAACCGCTGCCCATAGCAGGCACGGTGGCGCCTATGTAATGAAGGTATTCACCAATGTCAGGCTTGTCCCTTTCCAATTGCTCTCCTTAATAAATCTACATATACATGACCAGGCATGGTGCAATACCAATCGCTAGGACTTCCCCTACCCTTGCGTTTGTGCCACACCACGCCTGTCCATGCTTTGTCGTTAGCCATCTCGACTATCAACTCTTCTGTCCAACCCGCTAAGTCCATCTTAGCGTGGTTCTTTATCTCTATAGTAACTCCAGGTATACCTGAGATGTCACCTTTATCTAAGGCTGCACCAGCCAAGCGTCTGTCTACATAAGGGAACCATTCTTTGAGATACTTAACTACATCTCGTTCGGCTCCTGAGCCTTTCGCTTTGGCCGCGCTACTCATTCGTTAGGTTCATCCCTAACTTCTGTAAGTTCCCAACGTCCTGTTTCCATTTTTTTTCCACGCTCTTGCGCTATTGCTAGTGATGAAGCACGGATAACTTTTACTTTATACTGTGAGTATGTAACTCTATATTTAGGCATTATACTTTCATCTCCACTTGTCTATAGTCCCTGACTACATCCTCTAAATACATAGAGGCTGGGTCAAAGGATAAAGATATGTATGTGTTACCAGTAAAGTCTGCTTTACCGTAACGGTTTTTAACAGGGGCTACACACAAGTATGCATCTGGTCCCTGCATCATTTGTCCTACTGTCAATACCATAGCAGGTACCTGACTGACCATGCCCTGCAACGCTGAGCGTGGCTGACATGGAAAACCTTGAGAACCTTCTTTGGTATGGTGTAACACTAGTACGCATGCATTGGTATCTCTTGCAAGATACTTAAGTTCTTTCATTACTTGTCGCATAGCAGCGAACTCTTCTCCGCCATCTGTTGCTATGTCCATAAGATTATCTACTACAATAAGTGTTGGACTTCTACCCCACATAGTTTCAAATGCAGATACTTCTGCATCTAAATCATTAAGAGTTGGGCTTGGTTCAAACGACCAGTACAAATTAGAGAACTCTCGTAAGAGTTCTTCTGCTTTGGCTGGCTCTGTCTTTAGCATATGTTCTGCATGCGCTTGACTTATCTTTGCTTTCATTGCAAGTAAACGCATAGCCATAGTGTGTGCATTAGTATCAGCAGAGAAGTATAGTGTTGGTTGTTTTAGCCTTGCTGCGATATGTAATGCAATAGATGACTTGCCTGCGCCAGGAGTACCAGCAATTACTGATACCTCAGCACGTCGAAAGATTATACCTTCGCGTTGGAACGCCTGAAATGGCGGGGCTAATGGCTCCCCACCTACTTCTGGCTTACCAATACTACGGCGTAATGTTCTCATTACGCTTTAGTTTGGTCAGGTGTAAATGAGTTCCACTCTGCTTGATTTTGTTTGATGTACTGAGTAGTACACTTGCTTGTATCTCCCTGCTTAGCAGGACAGAAGTAACCTTTGTATGGACCGAACTTACCTGTTAGTCCATGGATACGTGTCATTGTACCGTGAGGGCAAGCACGTGAACCTGCACCCATAGATGGTGCAACTGGTGCATCAAATGAATCTACTACTGTGCCACCAAATGCTGAAGCAATTGATGCTACTTGTGGATGAGGTGGTACTGCTGCATTTACTGCTATTACATTGCGGATGGCTGCTTCTAGTTCTTGTGTTGCTGCTGCAAGAGAAGCAATAGATAACGCAACACGTTGGTCTAGTTCTTCTGCTGTTTCAGCACGTAATGTAACAAGAGAACCTGCTGCTGATTTAACTGTGATACTAATTGGTGCTTCAGTACTTGACATTATTCTCCTTGAATAGATGTTACTAGGGATTTTTTTGTGTCTCGAAAGGTCCGAACTTTCATTGCTAATTCTATACCTTTCCAACCTTGTGCAATGTCAACGAAATGTAGTTCACATTTACCACTACCTGCTGGTAGATGGACAATGATTCCTTTCTCTTGGTTGACACCACCCCAAGAACCACGGGTTGCCGTAGCGGGGTCATACGGCAAGCCGTGTGCATATACCGCTAACTGCATAGCAATCTTATTGGGGTAGGAAATACTACCAGTCTTTAAGTCAGAGATATATAACTGTCCGTTGTATTCAACTACACGGTCAGGCGTACCTGCAATCTTGTACTTATCCAAGACGCAGAACTGTTCAATGAATACGTTTTTAAATATCTTAGTTGCATCTGCGTATGCCTGTATGTCTGCTGTATATTCATCAGGTATAACTCCGAGGTCTTCACCTCGGTCATACTTTTCTGTCAGTGTATGTATGGCTGTTCCTATGTTTGCCTGTGCTGTTGCACCTGCTGCTTCCATAGCATCTTCTACTAACTTGTCCATCTCTAATTTGTTATCTCTGTGTGCAGATGCTGCTAACAATAAGTCAGGGCGCAGTGTTAAACCTGCTGCTGCCATGCGTAACTTCCATGCTACTAGTGCAGTGCCATCATCTAATGAACCAGCAACTGTAGTTGTACGTGTATATGCAACTGGCTTACCACCTTTAGGTGGCACAACCATTGGTCTACCGTAACGGTCTCTTAATACTTCTACCTCTGACATGCTTCTCCCTTGTTAATAAATTGGGGAGCAGGAACAAGGAGAGAACCAAAACCCTGCCACCCCAACTTATCCATCATAGCATAGTGAAACGGCCTATGCGTTGACGTCATTGCCGCAATGCGGACAAAGTTTTTCTCGTTTCTTATATGGTTCTACTGTAACATTGTCTTTAAAGTTTTGGTGCACATACACCTTGCATCTATTACGCCTTGTATATGTACGTACTATTGCACCAGACATATGCAGTACTGACAGCACGCCACTTGCAGTGCCGTGATGCCATCCTGTTCCAGTTGCTAACTCTTTCCATGTCATTCCATTAGCACCTGCTAGTTTTAAATATGATAATGCTTGTTGTTGATTGTTTAATTCTCTACCAGAATAAACATTATCTATTGCTCTTTGTTGTGATGTATCAGTACCAGACCAACCAGCAGTACCGTTGTACGGTACGTATGCTGTTGTCATTACTCTTCCTCTACATCATGCACGTCAATTTGGTCAACGTCAATGTCACCATCATAGAAGTCTACTGAAACATTATCTGTAAAGATAGTCTCTGCATCATCTTCATCTTCAGCATCTACGCTGAAGGTACCAGTGACTGTGTATGTAGCGGTGTATCTTGTTGTAAGTTTGTTAGCACCAATGGATTCAAGTAACTCATTGACATCTGACTTACTGATTGTTGATTCACTATCTGACCATTCACGCTCACTGAAAAAGTCGCGGACTTTATGACGACCATCAATTGATGTTTGTTTGTAAGCATCTAGTTCCTTTATCTTTTCGATGAAGCGCATCACTTCTGACTCAGTATAGTTTACCGTGCCATCTGATGTTGTAACTTGTATTGTGTTCATGTGTCCCTCTCTTTGTTTAACTTACTAGTAAGGCTAACGCTTTAGTCTTTACCCTGTCATTGCGTCCACTAATTGTAGAAGCAGCCAGACGTTCTGGTCCACCTACTGCATAATGGTCAGCAAATTCTACCACTGCATGCCATGCACCAAAGGCTGTGCCTCTAATGTTTTCCTGCGTTTCTGATTCACTATAGATTGACCACGCTTTAGCGCGTGCATCTTTAGCAATGGTCTGTTGCTTGCGCTCACCGCGTGTGAGTAAATCATATGGCTTGTCTTCTATAGTAGAAGGCAATGCCCATACTTTCTTAAAGAAGTTAACTGCTTGTTCACGTGAGAAGTCGATGTCAAGTAGGTTATTGGCTGTCAACTCATAGTCACCTATAGCCTGATATGTTAGGTTAGTAATGTTGCGTATGTCTTTGACAGATAACTCTTGGTTAGTTGTATGTGTCATGCGGTATGTGTACTCATTGTATTTTTGTTTGCTATTACTAATCAAACCATTGACTTGATTGGCACAAAACAAACGCTCAATGATTGGCTTGATAACAACAGATGATGAACCATCATGCGATGTCTTGACCAATAAGAACGCAGCGTGTGGGTCATTGGCTACCAATACACCACGAGGCAACTCAAGTACCATCCAGATATTAGAGCCACCATTGAACTCACCTGCTGCTGCATAACGTGCATCACCTGCATCTACCAGTGTATCTAATGCGTTAAAGACTTCCATGTTTTGTACCATTTTGTATTTAGTACCAACAATACCAATGACTGTACTGTTATCCTCACGGATAATAGCCTGCTTCTTTGGTACATTTATGTATGTGGCTGGTGTTACACCATCCTCATCAATTAGTATTGGTGTACTTACTGCTTGTAATTCACCTGTGCGTACAGTCCAGTTAAGTCCTGCTTGTGTGGCTGCATCACGGGCAGAGGTAGCCTCAACTGCAGTACCACCTCTTACCCATGCTGAACGGTGCTTACTCGCTGTCGTCATCTTCTACATCCTTTGCAAACTTGACTGTTGCATACTGATTATCTTTATTGATATGGTCTAAGAAACCTTCTTGCTTAGCAAGGTCAGTGAATGTACTCACTAGCATCTCTGCTAATACACCTTCAGGCAATGCCATAATACGCTGCGTCATAGGGTGTGCTGGGTCGAACTCTGTTACTAGTTCGATTGTGTGTGGAACTCTAATCATTTTCTTCCGTCTCCCTTGTTAGTTGTGTATCTATCCAACGGACCATTTTAAATCCGCTGAATCCTATTGTGTCTAGTAGTAATGCTAGTGCCATGTCATCATCACTTGCTTCTACTTCTATTTCACATTGTATTGTATAATAATTTTTCATTAATACCAACCATGCTTTCTCCAATGCGCCCATGCTGCTGATGGTTTGTCGTACCTGTGTACGATATACTCCAGCCCCCGCGCAACTTGTTGCGGGGCTGGGGTTCCAGGCTTAGTACGTAAGACTTGCGCTATACCATACGCTGTTGACTTGGGGTTATCTGCATTGTGTCTCCAGTTGGATTCTTTAGTCCATAGTTTTATCAATGCTTTATGTTCACTACGATTCCATTCTGGATACCACATTTTCATGTATGAAATAGCATATAACTTAGAAGCATATGGTGTCCATATTTTAGGTAATAAATTTTTGTTGGAACATATATCGTTAACATGTTTATAGTAATACTTTGATGGTAACCCTATCAATACCGTTATTGTTAGTGTCATACTTCCAACAATAGCCGTCCATTTTCTTATGTTCGTCATGACTATCTCCTAGTCTTCGTCTCCGTACATACGGTCAGGTTCTCCACATACACACTCGTATATGAAATTGCCACATTCATCGCACTCATCTGCTTGTCCTGTGGCTACGTCATCTTCTAGTCGTGGTTCACTCATCGTCATCCTCCATATTACATATGTCACATAGTGTGCCGCATTGACTGCAGCGTGC